CAATAGATCACCTAATTGATTTAGCAGATCCTCCATAGACATCTTGTCTGCTTGTTCGTAGAGCTCATCATAGATCTCTTCCCAAGCCATACCTCTGTATTTAGGATCATAGCAGATCTTAACTTCGCTGATCTTCTCACCAATGCGTTCGTCTACAAGGATCTGATTAACCGCATAGTCCTGAGCGATATTGCTCAGCATACGATCCCTACTACCTACACGACCTAAGTGATCAAATACACAATGCAGGATCTCGTGACCAAATAAGAATTCTAACTTCTTAACAGATAGTTTCTCAACGAACTTGGTATTGTAGTAGAAGTTCTTGCCGTTGGTTGCGGCAGTTGGGCACCAGTCGTCTGCTTGGATAATCTGCATACGGGTAGCCATGTTGCCAAAGAATGGAGCTTTGAGTAATAAGCCTACTCGTGCTGTCGTTAATTTTTCTAGTATTGGGTCCATCTCGCTCTCCTAATTTATATGTATATTATAGCACCTTTTGGACGGTTTGTCAAGGCCTAAAAGTGTGGCTTTTTTGCCACACCCCTGGCACGCTAAAAAGGTGGAAAGGTAAGCTCTGAGAAGCCTACCCTTCCGTGCTATAGGGAGGTCTAGTTCTCCATAGCAGATAAAACATACTTGCCAAAACGCTTGTGGAACTCATCAAAGCTCTTCATCTTCGCCGCGTCTAAGGGTAAATCATAATTTGTCAACGCTGTCTTTGCACCCATAACCACAAGCTCAGTTGGAAAATTATCCATCATATAGCGGAAGAATGTATCTGCCATTTCATCCCACTTAGGTGCTTTCTTCTCTGATCGTTCTTTTAATTCATAACATAATGACACGGTTAAGGAATACATCGCTGACACTTCTTTGATTTCTAAAGTCTTAACTTTACCATCTAAGATGTCTCCTGCCTTAGGCATACGACCAGCAACCTTACGGTGTGCCATAAACTTCATCGCCAAGCCATCACCAATAGCACCTGCTACCAAGTTGTGAAGTGTATCGCTGTCAATGTCATCGTCTGTTAGCAAGTCTGAAACGAAGCACCATGAGCGTGGAGTTGCGAATGCTTTAGAAGCACTCTTTGGATCAAAGTCATATAAGTCCTGCTTGGCAAAGCCTACATAACCTACAACCTCTGGGTGGATGCTATTCATCACAGCCCAATCTGTCCAATCTTCTACATCTACCTTGGCTTCCAAGTGTAGGAAACGATTAGCCAACGGTGCTGGCATACGATATGTCACACCACGGTCACCATCTCTATTACCTGCCGCCACGATATCTACGCCCTTAGGTAACTCGTATGTGCCTACTCTACGGTTAAGGATTAGCTGATAGGCCGCCGCTTGCACCGCTGGAGGAGCACTATTCAACTCATCTAGAAAGATGATTGCGGTGCTGTCTGCGTCTACAGGAAGCTCTGATGGAGGTGCCCAAGTCATCTTACCTTGCTCAGCGTTGTAATAAGGGATACCTTTAATATCTGTAGGTTCCCACAATGCTAGTCGAACATCGATCACTTCGCGATTAGCATCAATGCCAATCTGCTTAACGATATCTGACTTGCCAATACCTGGAGGGCCCCAAAGGAATACTGGGCGTTTAGATTTAATTGCTTTTGAAATACTACGCTTGGCCGCTTTAGGACCTAATTGACGAATTGAATTATCGCTCATTTTCTAGACCTTTCTTAGTTAAGTTTCTCAGTTTTAATAGTATAACACCAATTAAGGTAAATGTCAACCTATTCGTTGCCATCTGCCATAAACATTTCACGACCAGCTGTCATAAACTGGTCAAAACTCATTTGTTCGATTGTAGATAGTTCTTGATATTTGGATTGCATGGCCTGTAGTGTTTCTAAGAACCCAACGATGCCATTGCGTGTTTGATACGCTTCGATTACTTTGATTGCTTCTTTCATTGTCCGCTCCTTCATTATGTAGACATTATAGCACCAAATATCCAATCTGTCAACCCCTATTTTAGACTGTGGCAAAAAAGCCACACCTCCGGCACTACCGGTTTTCTAGCCAAAAAGAAAGGGCATTTCTGCCCTTCCTCAAACCCGCCCCGGGAGCGAATCGGATTGGAGTTTGAAACCTTAGGTAGGTTGTATTACAAAGTGATGCCCATTGCTTTAGCCTTGTAGCCAAGAGCAACGATCTCACGTGATGGCTTGCCTAATTCATACTCTGTTACCTTCACACCGTTACCAGCCACTCGTGTGTTAGCGTAGATCGCATAACCATTTTGACGAAGTCTTGAAGCTTCTGCAGCCAAGTTGCCTACACCAAAGCGTTTTTCAGCTTGTGATGAAGTTAATTTAGCGCCATTGTAAAGAGCATTAAACACTTTAAATGTCTTAGTTTTTTTTGAAATAAATTTCATTTGCCTTTTCCTTTTCTGTTTTAAGTTAAATGCTGATTAAATTTTTTCAGCGTATTGTTATTATACTACATCTACCACCTAAAGTCAACTACTAATTTTACCATTTGTAATCCCAAGATTCAAAAGGCTTTTTAGTAGTCTTTTTGGTTGGTTGTGGACTACGGATAAAAACACCCATGATCAACACCGCCAACCATGTTTGCCAAGTGTATGCTATAAGCAAGGCACTGCCAAACAATGTGTTCCAAGCCCAAAGAATAACCCAAGGCCCAAACACAATTCCTATCAAGATCAGCACGACCACCAACTTGCCTGCTAACCATCCTAATTTATCCCACATAGATGTCCTCCTTGATTTCATTCATATCGTCACCTACCTGCTCTTCTACTAGTCGGGTCAACTCAGCTTCGCGGAGCTCTGCTTCAAGTTGTTTAGCCTTACGCTTCCCAGCGAGAGCTGAACCCTTGACATACATCCTATCATAATGCTCTGTGCAATACCACTTGCCAGCCACGGGCTTCTCACCACATCTGTGGGCACGGTCCCCTATCCACTGGCACCCTTCTGCCTTTACGGTGGCACTCCAGATGATGTCTATTTGAGCGTCAGTTAATGACATTATACACCCCTTCTCATAACGGTTACTTCTGCCATACCCTTCCATTTCAACGGAAAGCTCTTACGCAAGTCTGCTACCTTGAGCACCGTTCTGAGTGATAGTTCACGCATCTTGCCCTTGTTCTCAATGATATAGTCCACAACCTCGTCACGCACCACATCTTCAAAATCATACGTCGCCAACATACCATCATTGACTATCTGCTTGATACGCAGAACCTTTTCACGATCTGTATCCATCTGAAGATCAATATAGTGACAGCGTGACTCTAATGCCGCCAAGTGATCTTGTAATTTCTTAGAGCGAACGTTCTCAAACTTGATGTTAGTGATAAAGATCGCGCCTGCTTTGAATTCAAACCTAGCTGGTATGCCTTCTTGGCGTAGCAAGCGACTATCTGTGTTCCAACTGATCATACGCTTGGTAGAGCTGTCTAATGCCGCCTTAAGTATGTTAAGGCTTAGGTCGTCTAGCAATACCGCGTCACAGTCATCAAACACCACAACATTACCTCTGTCGCTGAACTCGTATAGTTTAGCATACAAGCCAATCGCGGACATTGCACCTTTAACCACTTCATACTTGGCTTTCTTGCTAGAAAGGGTATTGAACAAGTCCTCTTTGTGTAGCACTTCCTCTACACCAAAGCTCTTGCCCACACCTGGAGGGCCAGTGACGATCATAGCACGGACGGTGCCTTCTTTAACAGCCTGTGTCATGTCTGCTAGGATTTGGAAGCGTCCGCGGAGTCGTTCTACTATTTCTTCGTCTGTTTCTTTGGCCACGGCGCTGTCTTCTACCTTGATCTGCTCTAAACTAGTATCGCGTCCAGGAGCCTGTGGAACACTACCACTGATCACGGTATAGTCGTTTGATGAGTCGCATTTAATACGGATTTTTCTGCTAGGGATGCCTGCATTAGGCGGAACTACCGAGCTACCATCAACGGTCACGAAACCGCCTTGCCCACCAGTTTTGAACTGCTCAACGAGCATGAAACGAAATCCTGACATTGATACATCATTGCCACGAATCTTATATGTTCCATTGTTAATCTCAATCATTGCTGACATACTCGCTCCTTTCATTGTTAAGTGTGTATTATAGCACCATTAAGCGTAATTGTCAACCTCTATATTGGCCAACGCGCCATCTAGACTAGTCCAACCGCTGTCATACTTCTTAACCCACCAATTTTCATCTTCGTCCATATAGTAAAAATACTCACAACCAGACTCCCGATAAAAACTGTGGAAACTCTCACGATCAAAAAACACTTTAAACTCTACACCCGTTTCACCACGGTCACGACCGTAATATGTAGTTTCACTGTCTGGAGCTGCTTGATCAAAGTCGTGTTTGGAGCCAATAGTTGGGCCCAACGAACTAATGTCGCCACCCTGGATTAGGTCTAGTGTTTTAGCTGCTTCTGTATAGTGATTGAGCAGGGTAGCACCTACGCCCTCTAGATAGCCATCCCAGTGACAATAGCAAGAATGGATTTCTATACCTTGATTGATTGCGATTGCTGAACGTGTTGCCATTTGATCCGCTCCTTAATTGTCTAAGTGTGTATTATACTATCTAATAGCCTGTTTGTCAACCGATAATTGCATGGCCTTAAGGCCGAATGTATCGGCTAGTTTTACCACACGCTTTTCTGCTTCTGACATGGCCGTCCAGATCATATCCTCAGCCACCCCGTCTGTCAATACATCACGGGCATCTTCATACAGGAACCCACCCACGACGTCCGAGCCCAATTCAACACCATCCAACAGGACTCTCACGCGGAGTATGAACCAATCCAGATCGCCCGAGTCTATATCACGGCATATTTGGTCTACATCATAATAGGGTCGACCGGTATCAGGATTGATACTAGTGTCGAATAGATCCCGAGGATGACATTCTTCGTAGAGCTTTTCTACTATGACGGTAAAGCCATCTCGATCTTGTTTTGATAATACTTCCCATGGTGTTGATCGCATATCCGCTCCTTAAGTATTTCGTATATTATAGCATCAAATGCTGGGCCTGTCAACCCCTGCGCATCTTGCTGATATCCACAGCGTCTTCTTTGCTGAACACGGGTATGGCATTGCTCTTGTGTAGCTGGCCGATACCTATCATAGCGTCACCCGTATATTGCTGGACTTCCTTCTTTACCGCGATACCTGCACCAGTATCCAAGCTAGGAATATGGTTGGTAAGGCGCTTAGGATCAACCACGACACGTGAATCAACACTTGGACCCACCCAGGAGCTTTTCTGTATAGTCGTTCCACGTGGTTTATCATTAGGTTTAATATCCCATTTCTTCATAAATGCCTGCCAAGATTCCTGCTGTTCACGGGCCTTCTGAGCATGGGCCGCCGAAGCGAACCTACGCTTGCTCTTCTTCTTACCTGTGGTGCTGAGCCAGGGGCCCTCTAGATGCATGGTCATATTATCGTCGATCCGAGTTAAGTATTGGTCGGAGTTCGCGGATTAGCTCACGTTCACGACGGTGTGCTTGAGCCTTGCCCTGGACCATCTCATGGACGCAGACCTCTATCTGTTCACGTGTCGCGAGTGTTCTAAGAGCCCGGCATAAGAGCCAATTTAGGCCCTCTGTTTGGCTACGATACCAATGCTTGCTGACCCGAGCCTGGATGCTCTTAAGTGTGGTGGCCTGTGTCTTAGCGGTAACGCCTATATAGTTCTGGCCATTGACCCTTAACTCGTATAT